TATAAGATGAAGCTTAAACATTTCTGCTGTATAATCATCTGGATAAGCAAAGTTGCGCCGAGAGCTCACAATTAGTTCTTTCCATTTCTCAAAGAATTTTTGTACCAGATACGTTTGATCCACATAGAACTGCAGCATTAAATCTTGGTAGTCATAATCATTTACATATTTGCGTTTGATGCCGGCTTCATAATAGTTATCATTTGTCATCATCTGTGTAAATGGAGTCTGAGCACCATGACAAAATAAACCAATTGTACGTACGTCTGTTTCCGAAATTTTACCTGTGGTTAACAATCCCGGTGGTAAAGTAAATTCCACATAGAAAAGATATGGTCGGGATATATTTGTAGCTCTGATCGACGCACTAAAATTTTCTAGTGGGGTTGTTAGATTTTCTGTAGACATTTAGAATGTACCATTAAATAATTATTATTTAATCCCACAATAAAGATTTCCGATGGATCCAACAACTCAAAACATAGATAAGAAGAAATTAGCTAATTACGAAAAGACGACTTCTAGTATAGAAGCTCTTGCGGATAAGAAAATTCTTGCTTTTCCATCCTCTCTTGGATCCACAACTAAGGATGAAGCTGGTAATGACTATGCTTATGTCATTATTCGGATTAATACAGCAACTGAGGGTTCACGGTTAAAAGAAGATGCTTCTGCTGGTGCAGTATATACCGCCAATGGTGCAGTCCAAACTGGTGCTTTGAGCGATTTTGGTAAAGTTACGTGGGGTGATGC